TATTTACGAAACAATCTTTTGAGATATTTAAATCTCTTTATATCTTCGTAAAACTCCTGCTCACTATCTAAATTAGGAACATTGTAGTTTTTTATGGCAAAGAATAACCAATTTTTCTTTGTTATCTTACTAAACATTATGCCAGTTTTGCGTAAACTCTAACTGACCCGTTCTCTAATGTTTCGTATTTGCCTTGTAATTTTAACTCTCTGCCTAATCTATGTTCTATACCGTCATCATTAATGTCAGAGCCGTCAATATCTTTACCAAAACGACCACCATGTTGTGTCAAACCAGTTGAAAATGTTCCACTTTTGCCTGTTATATCTACAGCGTCTTTAAATACAATACCTATTCTGCCTAATTTCTCTGCTAAATCAGCAAGAGCAGCTTCAGGTTTTAAATATTCTCTTTCACCAATAGAACCAACAAAGGCATTTACTCTTTCTAATACTGCAGGTTCATGTATGTTATGTACGCCGATTGAACCGTCTTCTATTGGAGTTTGATATCCAGTAGTTCCGACACCATCGCCACCAACACCATGTTCCTTGATATGTTGTTTAAATGTTTTCATTTGTTGTCTTTTCCTTTTTTAGTAGTTGCAAGGTCTTCTTTTAATTTACTAAAAGGTTTCCCTGCAACTAAATCTTCTTCTACTTCGTTAATGTCAAACATACTATCATTAGGAGTATTGTTTGCCAAGTCTTCAAAAAATTTATCTATCTCTTTATCCATTAACTTGTTGCTACATTCAATGCCGCTTGTTTCTCAGCAGGCATTGGATCTTTCTCTGTTAATAATTGTTTCTCACTAGTAGTACCTGAATCTTTGGCGATCAACTTATCTACTTGTTGAAGAGCACCATAGATTGCATTTAGATTACTTTTCATTGTAATCAAATCAGCATCCACTTGTTTTATTCTGCCTGAAAGATTATCAAAATCTTTTTGTAATGTATCTCTTTCAGTTTGTAATGTACTTAATTCTATAGCCATAATTTACTCCAATCAATTATTATGCAAGAGCGTAACCGTTACCACCGATTACATTCCAGTTTGAATTTTTAAATAAACAAATAACACTTTCGCCTGGTGCATTTAAAGTAATAGTAGAATAACCTCTTAAATTAGCAGGTGTGATTACTACGTTATTTGTACCACCAGTTGAAGTATTAAGTATAATCTTAATCTGACCATCAGCGCCGTCTGCCATAGCACCAGCATGTGTAGCTGATGTAGCAGTAATTTCTGTAATAGCAGTAGTCACATTGACTGCTGTATTAGTTGAACCATCTGCTGTGATTGATTGAGAAGTTTGTTTAAGACCTAACCAAGAAGGTATGTTATTAAACACATCTTCAGCTGCGATCTTTTTATTGATTGGTGTTCCTGTAGGATCATCTACCACATGAAACAAATCGGCTGTTGCCAATGCGTTACCCAAATCAGTTAACGCTGTTATTTTTTTGTCTGCCATTTTTACTCCTTATAAACCCTTTCGGGAATGCTACTCTAGGTATTGTCCTAGATCACTTTGTTAATATATTTATGTGGGTGCCTGAGCACCCACAAAGTCGTTATTAAGCGGCTACCGTAATTGAACCAGCAGCTGTACCTATGCCAGCAGCGTTAGTAATCGTAGAAGCATTTGATTTACCTGCGTCTTTGATTGTACCACCGTTTAGGGCTGTTGCGTTAGCTCCAATTACTAGTACATCATCTGCATTTGTAGCTGCGTTAGCGGCTCCAACTGTAAATCTGAATACTAATTCGTTTGTTCCTGTGCCAGATAAGTAGTTCGCTAAATGCGGACCTCTACCTGTACCAGTACCTTGGTTACCGTTTGTTATTGATACTCTTGGAGTACCTGTGACATCAACTGGTTCATTGAACCTTACTCTGACATCAATGTTACCACCATCTGATTTATCAAATGCTGTTGTAATAAATTCAATTTGCGTAATATCTGCATTACCAAGTTTCACAGCAAGACCTCGTAGTGCTACTAACACTTCGGGACTTGCACTTGTATTACCGTTGCCTGATCGTACAGAACCTGCTTCTTGTACCCAACCACTTGCGTTAGCAAAGACTTCTTTTTTCTCTGCCGTAGTTAAGTTCTTAGGTTTTGACTCATCAGCGTCGGTTGCGCCCCATAAACTCATAGTCTTTCTCCTTATTAATAAGTTAACTTTTAGTTATAACTCTACTATTTATACTATTGAAAACCTAGCTTTTTAAGTTCAGATAGTGTTTTTTGTGTGCTAGTATGATGTATTCCTACACCTCCAGCACTTGTAAACTCTCTAACATTTTTAATATAGTCATCAATTAGTATGTTCTTTTGACCACCTTTAGTGGCAAAATTCTTTTTTTCTTTACGTCTAACAAGATTAATCCTTGATCTATCAACTAGTCTAGGATTCTTTCTTAGCCATGCCGTCTTACCTGATATACAATTAGGGTCATAAGTTTCTTCAACATATGCACTTAATATATGTGGTGTATGTTTTTCTATTGAACGCCATAACGCCTGACCTCCTGGCATCCAAGGCAAATTATGCCAAAAGTTACCAGAGTTTTTTATTCTTTCCCACTTTTCTCGGGAAGATGATATATTCATCCATCTATTGATAGACATACCATTAACTTTGACAGCAGCAGTTTTAAAGTCTGCAAGTACACCATCCATGTCGCAATATATAATGGGACTTGCCATTAGACTAGATTCTTTCTGCTTTAGGTTCTGTTTCTACAGCAGGTGCAGGTTGACCAGTTTCAGTCTTACCATTCTTACCAAGTTTAATTCTCATCTCTGAAAATTTCTTTTTAGTCATATGACCATTTGCTCTCGTAGTTTCTTTCTCACCTTTAATTATATCTTTAATTTTAGGTTCTGGATCAACTGGTTTAGTTTCACCTTTTTTAGGATCACCATAAGCGTCATGTTTTTTCTTATTGATAATCTCACCTTTGTCATCTGGTTTAACTGCCTCTTTAACTGCCTTATCTAATGCTTTTGATTGAGCAGCATGAGCAGCACTTGCACCTTTTAATTTTTTAACAATCTCTTTAACTTTAGGTTCATCTTTTTTATCTAGTTCTTCATTCTTTACTGCTTTAGAAATTGCTTTTCTTCTCTTGTGCAAAAACTTATCTGAAGAATCAACATCACCATCGTTATCAATGTCTTTGTCTTTTCTGTCATCAAACTTTTTCTTAACAGCGTCTTTGTTAACTGGATCCATATCTTCACTTACGGCTTTTGCTGGTCCTAAATTGTCGCCTTCTAAAGTACCTTTAGTGCTTGCTTCAGCAGCGTCAATTCTTCTTTGTAGTTCTTTTTCTGCCTTAGTCTTTGCCTCAGCAGCGTCTTTACCACTTACTTTTATTGTGCCCTCATACTCTTTGATAGCGTCACCATCACCTCTTTGTTTTTCTGATGGCATGTATAATTCAAAATTGTAATCAAAAGCATAAGTGTCTTCTTTTATTAAACCTTCACTTACAACTCTATTTGCAATATCGCCAATAGAACCTGGTTTATTTTCAAAGTAAGTTTTTCTCTCTAACTTAACATTTGGTTCTTGTTTTTTAATTGTAGGTTGCTCTTTTGCAATTGTTGTTGAAACTGCTTCAAGGCTACCATCTTTTGTTTCAAAGTATTTACTCATTATTTTTTCCCCTTTTTAGCAGCTCTAGCCTTCTTTGCCAAGTCAGCGTCAGCTGTGTAATATGCTTTGCCTTTTGTGATGAACGCATTAACTCTAGCAAATGCCCATTGTTGTGGGGTTGTACCAGGTCTATGTCCACCTTTCCATGCAGCCATACCTCTATTGTACACTTGTTTTAAAATGCCGTAAGGTATGCCTGACTTTTCAGATTTATTTTTAATTCCTTCAATCTTTTCGTCTATTTGTTGCATTTCTTTTATTCCTTCTTTTTTCTTAACCATGTTAGTTGCTGTTGCATATCTAACAGAGTCTCCTTTTTCTTTACCATAACGATCTTTAAAGTCTTTCTTTGGCAACTCATCTGCCATCTTATGTACTTTTTTAATCTGACCTTTTGTCAAATCTGTTTCAGCAATTTTAAGTGTGCCTTTATGTTTCATATTCTTAGCTAAATCTTCTTTACTCTTGGCAGACCTAACTCTTGCTAAATCCATTGCTTTTATTTTACCTTCTTTAGAGTTTTTTTCTTTATCTGACAATGTGTTTAAAATTTGTTTATAAGCATTTTCTAACTCATTTCTTCTTCTAAACTCTTTTGGATTATTTAAATATAATTTATCAGATTTTGATGTAGGTTTTCTTGTTGCACCTTTTGTTGATAAAGGCTTTTCTGCTTGAGCAACAAGGTCTTTTTCAAATTCTTTTGTTTCATTATCTTCATTTATTTTTTCAACAGAGCTAATTCCCACAGAGCTAACTCTCTTTTTGCCTTTTTGATATTTGTCCATAACTTTTTGTTTAGCTTCAGCAGCGTCTTTAGCACTTACCGTCACTTCAAATTCTTTAGGATTAGGAGCTTCAAAATAATCGACCTCACCCTCAACTCTAAATTTTTCTTCACTCATTGATTGTCTTTTTATTTTATCTTTGATCTGATCCATTTTCATTCCTATATTCTCAATATCGTTCTTTGCGATAGCCATAGGAGTTTTAGTTTTAGGATCACCTTGGTCCATATCTCTTACTTTAGTCTGCAACATCATTTGTCTAGTTCTTAAAGTAGCAAGTCTTTCTTGGTCTGTATCTTCAGCAACTTCTTTAAACTTGATGTTGCCTCTTAACATATCTTTTGTGACTTCTATCTCTTTGACACCATCTCTTTTTAATTGTGCCATCTTGTCATCTGCTGACTTCTGGTCTTTATAAGGTACTGCAAATCTTTTTTTGTTTAATGGATCTCTATATCTTACTACAAAGACCTGTGTAAATTCTTCTAGGTTTTCACTAGTTTGTTCTGGCAATAAATGCCATGTTGATCTATATTTACTCATTAGTTATTTACCTTTGCCCCAGCACGCCATTGATAACAAGACCAGTATCGTGCTTTTGTTTTTGGTCCTGGGTTGTCACAATTGTGCCTTGCCCTAAAACTTCTTCGTCTAGCAGGATCATCTCTTTTTATTGATAGTCCTGTTGTATCACCAAATGATACTTTCTTTACTGAATCACCATCTTTGACATATACATAAAACTTTTTAGAACCACCTCTTATTGGGTCATTTAATTTTACTTCTTTGCCTTGATATTGTGCCTCTGTAATTTGTGATGGGAATATTCCCCACTCGTTTACTTCTTCAGAAAACTCTTTGAAAGATAGTTTAACACTCTCATTAGGAGAACCTAAATCTTTTTGCATTTCTGCTTTAGATTTATTGTATTTTCTCTTAAATTCTTCAGCGTCTAATCCACCTTCTTCTTTAGATTTAAGGTCGATAGCGATGTCTTTCATTCTGCCTTCTAACATATTTTCATTGCTGTCAATCACTTTATTGAACATCTTTTCATAAGACTCTTCTATTTTAGATTGCCAGTCTTCTCCGTATCTTTCCTTATATTTATCTATTGTATCTTTGTCAGTTGCCCATTCTTCAATGTCTTTTAACTCAACTTTTTTCTTCATTTCTTTATCCTTTTCGGCGTTAATATTAATTAAATTGTCTTTAGGATTACTTGGTTTGTAAGAAGTGCCTTGAAAAGTAGGACTATAATTTTTTTCGCCAGGTGTTATAGATGAGGTATACTTTGCATAATCGTGTCCCATATCATATGCCTCAGTAGGTAAACCACTTGGCATTTGTGTAGGGTCATTATCTTTACTTGTTTTTAACTCACCATACATCTGTTTAAATTTCTTGGTGTATTTACTAGGTTTAGTTTTTGCACCTTTATCAGCAGAGGTTTGTTTATATGCGTTAGGGTCATCATCTCTCATTTTAGATTGTTTGTCTAATTGAGACTTATGTTGTTTTGCTTTATCTTTTGATAAACCTTTTACATATTTTTTAGGTAGACCTGTTTCTTTATCTTCAGGTGATTTCTTTATAGAACCACCTTTATCATAATACTTTGGATCTCTTTTAAATTTGTGTTTAGCAATTTTCTTTGCTCTCTCAGCCATAGCGTCTGTCACTACTGGCGTTTCCACAATATCATATAACCACGCCTTTGATAATGTCATATTTGCATCCTCTAAGGTCACATAATTTGTGCCTCTTCTAATAATTATTCCTGTTGTGTTATTACTTACGTCATCAACAATATCACCTACATCATATAGATGTTCGGTAATATACTTGTCTCTTAAAACCATGTTATCTAATTCTTCTTTTGTTGACGCTGTTATGAAAGGTTTAAATCTTAATGCACCTGCACCAGCGTCAGCTGAAGCAGCCAAGTTCATTCCCTTTCTTACCTGTTTAAACATATCTTCAGCGTCATTACTTCTAGCAAAACTAGAAGGCAATCCTTGTTTAAACTTTGTGAAATCATTTGACTTTGCAGCCGATCTCATTTTACTAGCACTCATACCTGTTGCACCCTCAGCGTCAGGATCTCTTTCGCCAGCAGACAATACATTTATGTTATCAAAATTATAATAACCATGTCTTGCCTTAACATCATTGTACTTATTTAATGTTGTTTCAAATTCTCTTACTCTATCGCTACCTACGACCATAAAGATTTCTGTAAATTTTTGTTTATAAAGTTCTACTGCAATTTCAAATATTTGATTTGAATTACTAGTGACTACTTGATTAGCATATCTAGGAAACATTCGTTTCATTAATGAAATCTTTTGTCTAAACTTTAATGGGTTCTTATCAGAGTCCTCTGATTTAGAAAGGTAAACTCTCTTAACATCTGCTCTCACAGAGTTCATTTTATCTAATAGTTTACCATGACCTATCGTAGGTGGATTAAATCGGCCAAAGGTAAACACTATTGATTTACCTCTGGCCTCTTTTATTTTTGATAATGATTTCAGTTCGTCTGGTGATAACTTACCATCTTCCATCATCTCTGTCAATTTTTTGAAAAATTTGAGATAATGATACTTTTCTAACATTTTATAAATCACGTTTTTGGGAAGACGATTCTTCACACCAAACTTTCTGATTTCTTCTGGTGACATATCAGCTTTGAAAACACCTTGTCGGTCTAACAATGCTTTATCACCAATATCAATTAATGTGTTAACAGATTGTGTAATCTCATCTAACTTCTCTTTGATTAGTTTTGACAAGTTGTCTATATCAGCACTTGTCAAGTTAGTCAATTCTTCATAATCAATCATGTCTCGTACTAATTCGCCTTTAACAACATCTATTTCAGAAACTCGCTTCTGAAAATCCGCCACATATTTTTCAGGTTCAAAAGTGCCTGGCTCTGGTTTTCGTATAAACGTATTCTTGTCTATATCAAAAGTACCATCTGCCATCTCTCTTGCCTTAGTAAATAGAGCAGGATCTATGATGGAAAAGTAGTTGATAGGATGTTTTGTTCCTGGTATTGTTTTACCATTAAAATCAAACTGATATTCTCTTATCTTTTCATGTACCTTTTCTTGCTCTGCTTGTGTGCCAGGTATATCAAATAAGATATTTACATCTAAATCAGCGTCATCTCTATATTGTTTTGTTAGTATAGAACCAATTAAGGTATACTTAACTACTTTACCAAATTTTGTGAAAGTCTCAATACCATCTAATACTTGTTGTCTAACTGATGGCTTAAGTTTAGGATTGCTTGTATCTGCGTTATCAAACACAGGTCTTGCATATGTTTTTCTAGGTATGTCTATTACAGACTCTTTTAAAAATTCTTTAAATCTCATTTATTCTCCGCCGCCTCCGTTACCACCAGAACCATTGCCACCATTTCCATTACCATTGCCTGTTCCGTTGCCACCGTTGCCGTTGCCACCGTTTCCATTACTATCATCACCATTCCCATTATCTGTATCAGCGTTCTTACTTGTACTACCAAAGTAAGGGTATCTTATATATTTATGTCCTTTAGGTACGCAAACTTTTAGTTTACTGTCAAATTTAAAACCATCAGGACATTTTTTGTCTGCAACTAGGTTCATAAAATTTTTAAATGTTTCTATCATCTTCTCTTTGCTTTTCTCTCTGAAGCCATCCATCTCTTTGCGATATAACTTTGTATAGGTGTCTTCATATATTTTCTTACCTCTTTACTTACTCTATTCATAGTAAGGGTTGTTAATTCTAAATCTGATTTGTTGTTATCTACAACTAAAAAGTTTGACATACCAAATAATCTTTGAAACTTACCCATATTAGATTGTACACCATTCCAACTTGATGTGGTGATGTACTCTGGTATTGTTCTTTCTCGTCTAGCATTTCTTTGCAATGCGACTTCTAAACTTGTATTTACAAATACCATATAACAATCGTAACCCATATTTTTAAGTATGTTATGTTGTCTAGCAATCATGTCATAATCTCTGCCTGTACTATCAATAACTAATCCTAATCTGCCTTTGATGTATTGATCTAATTGTGATATAACAAATTTCTTTGCACTTTGTCTTATGATGTTTCTAAAATATTCTTCTTCGTCTGGCATTTTAAGAGATAGGTTTGCCTTCTTTAAATCTCTCTCAAACTTAACATCTGAATTTACAAGTTTTAATCCTGTGCCTGTAAAAGCACTTGATGTCACAAATGATTTGCCTGAGCCAGGACCACCTGCAAGAAAGAACGCCTTGAATATACCTGGGTCATAAAGACCTTCATGTAAATTTTGTATAAAACTTTTTATCATCCTTTTATCCAGTTTTTAGATACAGTAAAGTTTGCTGTACTAAACTCTAATCTATCTACGAGTTTGACAGCACGACCTAACCTATCTACGGCAACATAACCTTCAGGATTTGTAACCTCAAAGCCATTGCCTCTCTGTATAAAAGTGCCTATTGATTTAATTTGATTCATTTTATTTACTAGATAATTTTTTGTTTTCTGTAATGTGACATAACTTGCGATTGCAAAGTATATCTGATTTTCATATCTATCAATAAATTTCAAACCTTCATCTCTCTGAGCATTAAATCTATCTTTAGCACTTTGTGTTTTTCTTTTACTAATCTCATCATTTAAAACTTTTGCATAATACTTTCTAAAATTACTTTGTAATTTTTTTACGTTTGCAATAGTCTGACCTCTTCTAATATAATCATTAAAAAATATTTTAAGTCTTGCACCTACTGATAATAAATTAGTCTGTCTTTTCATTAAATCTAAAACGCCTTTACTTTTAGATATTGAACCTGCAGCCATTCTTAATAAACTATCGTACTGATCTGACTCTAATTCTGTAAATGTAGCAACACCAGATGTATCTTTATATCCTGCGTCATCAAAAAATACAGCAGGTGTTTTTGAAAATCTGTTTATATTAACACCAAAGTTTGCTTTTAAATCTGTCATCTTTCTACCTGTGTATGATGTATGAAATATTATACCCATTTTAGATTTAAGTATTCTATTTGCTAAATTAGAATCACTAGGTATTGCATATGTGATTGTGTTAGGTGTAAAAGTGATAACCTTTTCACCTCTGATTGTCGCTGTTTTGATTTCGTCTGGAGTATATAAGAAGTCGCCTTGCACAACTCCTTTGATGTTTAATTTTTTAAGTTCTCTTAATGCAACGATTAATTTATCTGCAAGACCACCAGCATGATTTCTTCTTACATCAGCAGGCGTATAATTGATTTTAGGATTTACGTTGAATACAGATTTTGATCCGACAAAGAATTTGCCGTTTTCAGGATTAACACCACAAAATACAGCAGGTGCACCATCCCATTTAACAGATACATTTACTTTTCTACCAGATGAGCCGACAAGCATATTTCTTAATGATTTAAGAAATTCTACTGCGTTGATACCACCTTGATATCCGTTATTAATTATTTCGTCTTCTAAATGCTCTAAATGTGTGTTTTTAGATTCATTTAAATATTGTTTAAAACTATACATCTCTCTCCACTATACCCATTATACAAAATTTCACCGCTCTTGTCAAGCGTTATTCCATCAATAAATTGTTGTTTTTCTACTATTTATACTTAAGCAGACCCACACTCTGCCTTCATAATGGTCTCAAAATCTTTAGCAAGGCCGCCTTGAAACTGTGGTCTAGGTGTAAATTTACCTTTATATCTAACTTGCAAATCTAATATTTTTGATTTACCTCTAATAAGTGTAAGGTATATTTTAGCAGCATTTGATTTAGCAGATAATTCTTCATTTATTATAACTGCAAACTTATCATTTTTTTGTTTCTTTTCAATTCTTGTTAGACCACATAATGTTGTTTTTAATGCTTTAATACTTGCAGGTAAAATCTTTACCTCACCTTTAGGTGTCACATCTCCTATACCCGTTATCAAAGCAAAATCAAAATCTTTACCTTTTATTTTTTTAGCGTCTAGTTGTTCAAATAATTTTGTTTTTAATATTATGTTAAGTAAAGTATCTGCTAATTCATTTGAATATTTGTTTACTACTTCTCTATATTTACTCCATAATGGATTCTTTTTATCAGATAAATCTTTGTTAACAAAAAATCTCATGCTCTTTGGGTCTTTAGTGTTATCATCTAAATATCCTTTTTTAGATGAAGCATATCCTTTTGTATCAATATATCCTTTATCACCAAATTGTTTTCTATCTATACCTTTTGATTCATATAACTCTTTATCACTTAATCTTTTGTAATTGTTAATATCTTTTTCTAATAGTATTTTTTTGTTTACTGCTTTTTTTACTAGACCTGAAAAATATTTAATTCTTAAATCAACCATTTCTTGTTTTAACTTGTCATATTTTTTACCTTCAAAGACACTAGAAAACGCTTTGTTTATAAGAGTTGGATCAGAGGCTTTTACATCTTTTTTTTTCTTTAAAGACACACCAAAAAACTTTTTCTTATCTGTTGAAACTATTATATCAGATGAATTGTAATCTTCAAAACCAAAAGCACTAACTTTAAATTCTTCTACATCTTTGGGAAATATATTACCTGTCATATAGACGGTTACTTTACCTGTCGCTTTATTCATGTATCGCCTAATACCCTTAGCGGCAGACACACCTACGGCCATATCTTTAATGAATTTATCAGTTAGTTTTGCAGAAAAACCTTGAAAGGTTTTTTCATCACCGAATTGAATATCTTTTTTAGTTTTTACTATCTTCTTGCCATTGTTAATTAATTTTTGTAAATCTATTGGATTTTTTACTTTATCCAAAGTTGACAAATCAGATTGTAAAGCAACTGCTGTCATTATTTCAGACGCTTCGTAAGCCATAGTTTTCTCTCCTATGTACTATTTATGTACGACTACGACCTCTTGTCCTAGCAGGAGCGTTATACCTTGACTTACCTTGATCTACAAATTTTTCTTTGTCATCTCTACAATCAAAGAATGGTGGGAACCCAAAGATACCAAAGGTCTTATATTTGTTTTGAAACTTAACAACAGGTTTTACATCTTCTTCAAAGAAAGACTCTTTTAATACTAACTTACTAGGCATTTCTACAGCACGCCATAGTATGTCTTTACCTTTCTTTATCATTTCAGTTTTGTAGTATATAGATGGACTATTTTTTCTTATTTGTTTTCTCATACTTTAAATCCTGAAAACTTATCATAAACACTTTCAGCAGGTTGAGGACCTGATGGTTCATTTAATTGTTTTTCTGTTTCTTGGTTACTATCTACAATCTGTTGAGCAGATTGTTCTACATCATACAATCTCATCTTTGCCCTATCTACACCTAATATAAAGGCACGATTAAGACCTGGATCATTGTATCTGTTCTTTAATTGTTTAACTTTCATTTGAGATAGTTCTTCTAAATCTTCATTTGATATTAGAGCAAACATAAAGTCAGCAGTTGCAGGAAGACCAAAACTCTCTGAGGTATCTTCTAATCCTACATCACTTGACATATAACCAGTTCTAGTTGTTTGAGTAGCAGAAACAATAGGTACATTATAAGTCACAGCAAGGCCTCTTAATTCTTCAGCGATTGCCTTGATGTAAAAGTAAGATGATATATTACCACCTTTAAATCTACTAGATGAACATATATTTAAATAGTCAATGAATACTATATCTGGTTTAAATGATTTCTTTAATGCAAGTTCATCAATCAAATTTTTAAAATGACCTGTATGAGCAGAGGCAGTAGGATATTCTTTGATAATTAATTGACCTTGTACCTTACTTTGCATTTTCTTAATCTTGTCATCATAAAACTTCTTAGGCATGTCATAGAGTTCATCAATCGTCACGTCTAATAAGTTAGCGTCAATTCTTTCTGCGATACGTTCTTCAGCCATCTCTAAAGTAATATACAATACATTTTTGCCTTGAGTTATCATAGAAGCAGCCACATGACACATGAACAAGGACTTACCTACACCTGTACCTGCAAGTGCCACATTTAAAGTTTTAGGTGGTAGACCACCTTTTGTTATACGATTAAAATATTGTAAATCAAATTTAAGACGTTCTTCAGTTCTATGATAGTAGTCGAATCTTTCATCTGATTGTTCGACATAGTTATGACCAATATGCTGATCAAAAGAAACAGCAAGAGCCTCACTAAGGATGCTCGGAATCGCTTCTGGAGATAATTGTTTATCTTTACCATCTATAATCTTAATACCTTTTAGTACAGCATTATATACAGCACGGTCTTTGCAAAACTTTTCAGTTGTATCTAGTAACCATTGTTGATCTACATTAGACTCAATCTCTAAACTATTCAATAATTGTTTTGATTGTTTAAATTCTTCCTCTGTAATATTCTTTAGGTTTGATAACTCAATTGTCAGAGCTTCTCTTGTGGGAAGATTATTATATTTTACTATAAAGTTATTTATCTGTTGAAATACAATTATTTCTGTTCTATCTCTAAAAAATTCTTCTTTTAAAAAAGGTACAGCCTTACGAGCAAATTCTTCGTTATATACGAGATTGGATAATATTGTTAATTCAAATTTGTCTATCATAATATTGTTTTATCTGTTTCGTGTTGTGTTCTCTCTGTTCCTGCCATAGGTATTATATGTTTTGCTTTTTTGTTAAACTCTTTACTAATATAACATGAAGTTGTTTCAGAGTCAACATGTAATGGTTTAAATCCATGAAAATGTATAGGTATCAAGTCGTATTTGTCTAACTCTTTTTTTGTATTTTTGTGCCAATCGCTATTGTCAAATATAATAATACCATCATCTTTTAATTTATCAAAGGCAGGTTTTACACAATCAAATCTTACCTGACCATCAATTACAATAACATCAAAACCTTTTACATCAGCTGCATATATTGATGAGATATATTCTTTATGGTCTGATTTATATTGTACATTAAATTTTTTCACCCTATCATACCACTCTTTATTATCTTCTACACCATAATAATTAACTTTTTTATCTGCCCACCATAATGTACTAAAGCCTGTACCATATTCAAATACATTTGCACCTTCCCAATCAATACTATTTAACCATTCATAACAAGGATAGGTGTACATAGGCATTACCTCACCTTTATTATTTACAGGTATATTTTTTTTAGATGACTCTATAAACCCATATTCATTTCTTAACTTATGTGTTATATAAGCAAAATGTAATTCTTCATTAGGTATTTCTACACCACTAATTTTGTAAGTCGGCATAATGACCATAACTCCCTAAAATATATTTTGGTTTATCTGTTACCTTTTCACCTACATGTGGATAACACCAGTTAGGGGGAAACATTAATAATCTTCCTTGTTTTGGTTGTACTTTTATATCTCTATTAGGAAAACTAGTATAACCTGAATCATTATTAGATAGATATACAAATAAAACTAAAAATCTACTTGATGTCATTTTAGTTGTTGCGTCAGCATGAATATCAAATCTATCCTCTGTATTGGGCATATATCTTTTAAATCTTGTATGTTCCATTTGAAAAGTTTGTGGCCATACACAATCTGATATATTATTATCTTTTTTATATAAATCAAAATAAGGTCTTAATAACTTACCTATTGCTTGTTCATATTTTGGTACAAGTGATAGATTTAATTCCTGAAATGCTCTGTGATCTGTTTCTTCTCTATGTGTATGTTTTATATTTTTCTCAAAAAATGTAATTAGATTATCAC